GATGTCTAAGACTAAAGAACGTAGCCAGAAAGAGGTTGGCGTTGCCGGTCTTAACCTTGACTTCAGTAAATCACCAGTAGTCTACGACTTCATACGCTCAGATGCCTTTGTTAGAGGCATTATGGGTGCCGTAGGTAGCGGTAAGTCATATGCCTGCTGTGCTGAGATAATGCTGCGAGCTGTTAAGCAGAAGCCTTCTCCTATAGACGGGATAAGGTACACCCGCTTTGCTATCGTTAGAAACAGTTATCCAGAACTAAAGACCACTACTATCAAGACTTGGATAGATATGTTCCCAGAGAATACCTTTGGACATATGCTGTGGACCCCACCTATTACTCATCATATCAGACTGCCATCTAGGGGTGGTGCCGCTGGTATTGATTGCGAAGTCATCTTCCTTGCGCTAGATCAGCCCAAGGATGTCAGAAAGCTACTGTCCCTTGAGCTTACCGGCGCTTGGGTTAATGAGGCGCGAGAGCTGCCAAAAGCAGTCATCGACGGACTTACCCATCGGGTTGGTCGTTACCCCACACAAAGGGATGGTGGCCCCTCTTGGCATGGCATATGGATGGATACTAACCCAATGGATGACGATCATTGGTGGTTCCGTATGGCAGAAAAGGAAAAGGTTACTGGTAAGTATGGATGGGAGTTCTTTAAACAACCAGGTGGAGTTATAGAGGTTGCTCCTGGAGATCTCCCTGAGAACCCAGAAGCTAATGACCATATCTTTGCATCAGGTAGGTGGTGGAAGATCAACCAGAGGGCTGAGAACATCAATAACCTGCCTCCTGGTTATTACATACAGATGCTTGCAGGCAAGAACTTGGACTGGATCAGGTGTTATGCAGAAGGTAAGTATACCTATGTGCAAGAAGGTAAGCCTGTCTGGATTGAATATAACGATGCTCTAATGAGTGGGGACGTTGAATACGACCCATCCCTGCCCATACAGATAGGTTTAGACTTTGGATTAACCCCTGCTGCGGTTATAGGCCAACGTTTGAACAATGGTAGATGGATAGTCCTGCATGAGATAGTTACTTCTGACATGGGTCTGGAGAGATTCGGCCAGCAATTACTTGCTGAGTTAAATGCTAGGTTTCCTAATGCCCAAGTAATGATATGGGGTGATCCTGCTGGTATGCAGCGGGACCAGATCTATGAGGTTACAGCGTTTGACCACCTTAGAACACTAGGACTTAGGGCGCAACCTACTCCATCTAATGACTTTAAGGTAAGGCGCGAGTCTGGTGCAGCTCCGATGCAGCGGCTAATCGCTGGAAAGCCTGGCCTGATTGTATCTACTTCCTGCAAGATGCTTAGAAAGTCCCTGTCTGGTGGCTATCACTTCAAGAGAATCTCTGTTGGAGCTGGCCACGAGAGGTTTAGAGATGCGCCCAACAAGAATGAGCACTCCCACGTAGGTGATGCGTTTGGCTACCTGCTGCTTGGTGGCGGTGAGCACAAAAGGATGACCAGAAGCACACAGTCTCATTCCTCTACAATCTTTGCTAAGACAGTTATTAACGCTGACTTCGATGTATTTGGACATTAAAGAGGTTATTAAACACTTGCCGCGTATTGCTGGCGTGGAGTATAGGCCGTCAGAGATAGGTGATGTAGATAATATTGCTGCTGTAGAGTTTTGGGGGCTGACAAGTGAGCATCTTGCTGTTTTAAAGCAAACCATTGAAATACAAAGGAGATATGGTGCTTACTCCTTGACAGTGTACCTACATAACAAACCTGTAGCGTTATTTGGCTGCATACTAATGTGGCATGGAGTTGCTGAGTTGTGGGCATTGCTTAGTAAGGATACCTTCAAGAGGCCGTTAGCCTTATCTAAGTGTGCTCTAACCTTCGCTGACATCTGTGAAATATCCTTAAAGTTGCATAGATTGCAGATTCATGTTAAAAGCAGTAATGAAAGAGCCGTTAAATGGGGCGAATTCTTGGGTTTTAGTATTGAAGGTAAGTTAATTCAATTTACTCAAGACAAACAGGATTGTTACATAATGTCTAGGAGGTAGTATGGGTGGAGGCGGAGGCGGTGGGGCAGCAGCAGCAGCAGAGCAGCTCCAAATGCAAAAGGAAGAAACCTTAAAGTTGGCAGCCGATGCTGATGCTACCAAGATCAAGCTGGCAGAGGAACTTGCTGCTAAGAGGAAAACCAGACTTACCGGTGGTAACAGAGCACTTCTCTCGCAAGAACGGATGGCTCCTGAAACCGGCGTTATGTCAGAGTCTCTAGGTGCTGGTATTAAATAGTAATGCCAATTACTGTACTAAGGGATTCGACTGATACCCATTCTATTAGCGTATCGCCAAGCTATACAGACAAAGACTCTGTACAGCAATTGGTTGGCTCTGACAAACCGTTTCCAACGGTAGATGTTAACCACCTTAGATTACATGAGGGTCGTGCGTTCTATCTGTACACTACCCGTAATGATGGCAATAAGTTAGCCTCCGGTGCAAGTCTTGATATAGCCATTGCGTTTGCCAGTGGAGTATCTGCACACCTAATAGCTGACTATCAGTGCGGTGGCTCTGCTGAGTTTTATATATACGAAGGCTCAACTGTTAGTGGTGGGACTGCTGGAGTTGCGCTCAAACGGCATAGGTCTTCTACAATCGCCACCCAAAGCGCCTCAATCATTGCTCCAACTGTCTCCAGTACAGGAACGGAGATATTTGCTGGCTTAATCTCTAGCGCCCAAGGATCAGGCGGGACTGGTGGGTCGGCAGGAATATCTGAATACGTTTTAAGCCCGTTGACTACCTATTTATTTCGTGTTACTAATCGCAGCTCACAAGCTGAAATAGCTCATGTCCACTTGGAGTGGTATGAGTAATCGTGCAACTTGCTGAAACTAAAGGTTAATTATGGACTATGGCGATAGGAAGGATGGTTCTGCAAAAGGCATGGGGTTCTTTGGTGAGCTGAAGCGTCCAGGCGGCGGGGTGTCAACAGAAATATCTGTTGGGGTAGGAATGGATGGCAAGGAAATGGACATCCCATTGATTGTCCCAACCCTGAATAAAAAAGAACTTGATTACTTGTTAAACACAGATCTTAAGGATAAATCTTTTTTTAGCAATATGCCGAGAGCCATAATGCAAAAGGCATATGAGCACGCAAACACTCGTCGTAAATCTGGTATGTCCGTATTTGCTGAAGAAGGCGAGGTTTCAGAAGCGCCAACAGGTACAAAGGCTAGAGACAAAATTTTCGGTTATGAAATACGCGACCCATATGACTCTGAGAATTCATACTTTAAAGAAAACCAACACGTAACGGGAATGGCCGCTGATGACGGTAGAATTATATTAAACCCATTTAGCGGCTTGAGTCCAGAGAGCCAAAGACGAGTTGCTGGCAATGAGGCAACAAGGCTGCACATGAGAGAGAAGGGGTACGAGTTTGACTTTCCTGTACCACAAGCCGACCAAGCCCCGTTTAAAGGCACTGTTTATGCAGACCCAGAGAACTTGCATCACTTGCAAAGCACAATAATTGCTCGTGGCGTAGTTGGAGACTCGTCTGCTGGGGAGATCACTCCTGAGCAGCAGGTATGGGTTGACAGGATTAAAGCTGAAATGTTAGCTAAAGATTAAAAACTTTAAAGGTTTATTATGGATAAGAAGCTGACCGTTGCTGACATTTTAAAGAGACATGACATAGCGATCAGGAAGAAAGAGGACTTCAGAAGCCTGTACGATGACGCTTATGAGTTCGCTTTGCCACAACGTAACCTGTATGACGGGTTCTACGATGGTAATGTAGGTGGTGCAAAGAAGATGAACCGTATCTTTGATGCTACAGCCATCAACTCAACCCAAAGATTTGCCAATAGAATCCAATCTGGCATCTTCCCTCCACAATCTAAGTGGTGCCGACTTGAGCCTGGTCCAGATATCCCTTTGGATAGACGGGTTGAAGCTCAAACAGCACTAGAAGTCTACAACGACAAGCTGTTCGCTGCAATTAAGCAGTCCAACTTTGACATCGCCATGGGAGAGTTCCTCCTAGACCTGTGTGTTGGCACCGCCGTTATGATGATTCAGCCAGGTGATGACGTTAATCCTATTAACTTCATACCAGTACCTCAGTTCCTTGTGGCTTTTGAGGAAGGTGCTAACGGTAAAGTGGATAACGTCTACCGCCGGATGCGTATTAAGGCTGAGTCCATCCAGCAACAGTGGAGTGACGCTATCATTGAGGGCAGGCTTAAGACTCTGGTTGAGAACACTCCAACAGAAGACGTGGAATTGCTTGAGGCAACCATATTTGATGCAGAAAAGAGTGAATTTATGTATTATGTGATACACAAAGAGAGTAAGTCTCAGATTGTGTACCGCAAAATGAAGTCTAGCCCGTGGATTGTTGCACGTTACATGAAGGTGGCTGGGGAGATATACGGCAGAGGTCCGTTAATTACAGCGCTTCCAGATATTAAAACGCTCAACAAGACTCTTGAGCTTGTCCTGAAGAATGCAAGTCTAGCAATCGCCGGAGTCTACACCGCTGCTGACGATGGCGTGCTCAATCCCAACACGGTACAAATAAGCCCAGGTGCGATCATACCTGTTGCCCGTAACGGTGGACCACAAGGTGAGGCTCTGAAGCCTTTGCCTAGAGCTGGTGACTTTAATGTCTCTCAGATCATTATGAATGACTTGAGGATGAACATTAAGTCCATTCTGCTGGATGAGAGCCTGCCACCAGACAATATGAGCGCTAGATCCGCTACTGAGGTTATGGAGAGGATGAAGCAGCTGTCTCAAAACCTTGGCTCTGCGTTCGGTAGACTGATTAATGAAACAATGATTCCTATAGTATCCAAGATACTGGATATAATGGATGACCGTGGGCTGATAGACTTACCACTACGCGTGAACGGGCTAGAGATTAAGATCACCCCTGTATCGCCATTGGCTATGTCTCAGTCTATGGAAGAAGTGCAAAACATTATTCAATTCATGAAGATAGCCGAGAGCATTGGGCAGGAAGGCAAGATGATGATTAAGGTTAGCGCAATGCTAGATCTGATTGCAGAGAAGATGGCTATCCCTCGCGTCATTATGAATAGCCCAGCCGAGCGTCAGATGATGATTCAGCAGGCTACCGATGCAGCTCAACAGGTTGCACAGCAGAATCCAGAGCTTGCATCCAAAGTTGTGGAAGGTATGGCTAAGAACCCTGGCGCTATAATGGGATGAGG